TAGTTTCTGGAGCATATTCCTTCATAAGCTTTGAAAGCTTTGCAGGATATTCTGGATCAGTGGCATAGCTTTGCTCTTTCAGCATGCGTGCCGCTGCATAACGATTAGGCGCATTATTTACGCCCTTAAATTGACGATAATCCTTATACCAACGCGTAACAAGATATTCAATGCAAGCGGCAAGACTGGGAAAGTCAATAAAGCCTGCTTTGATTGTCACCCATTGACCATCGTAAAATTCTTGAGTGGAAGTGGTGGTGCCCGCACCCTTTAGTCCTAAAAAATTATTTTTCCCAGAGGTGTGCTTTCCAAAGCCACTTTCTAGGCAGCATTGTGCAGCAACAAGTTCTGGATAGCGAGCACCACATTTACGGGCAATTGCAAAGCATTCATCCCAGAATGCTCTATTAGAAGCCCACATGGCTTCAGTCCTTCACGCGGAAGATAGCCTTAAGACCAGTCAGAAGCAGTTGCAGAATATTGTTTTCTTTGTAGGGAGTGCGCTCAATAATTTGATCAAGAGCAGCAACAATGATGCCACCAACAACGAACCATTCGACGCCAGTCATGATGATTCTCCTAAAAGATGGGAAAGGGGAGTTCCTAAAGCCTAGCGTTTAATCTCAAGGCTGCGCACTCTTGTTTCAATATCGCTCATTTTGTCCGTTAGAGCGCTAAGTTTTTCCGTAATGCTTTCAATTTGCACTGCCACTTTGGCCTGTTGATTGCCGACAGTAATAAGCATGGCTCCCGTGGAAAGAAGCATGCCAGCCGTGATAGTGGCCACAAAATTGGCCATGCCTTGCTTGAATGGTTCCATGGGGATTCCCTGCAATTTTTATATTAGCTAAAACGCATTATTTGCTTGTTGCCCGTTAGATTGTTTGCAGAAAAAGTAAATAGTGCCATGCCAAGAGCGAATGGTCCCGATGAGCTGCTTTACTCTCTCATTGAACTTCGCCCTGGAGACGCTAGAAGAAGATTCCGTAAGAGCATTTTCGAGGATTATCCCTTGCGAGGACCGCTCGGGCAATGCGCCTGTGCATATTGCGGGCGATGGGATCAAAAGCTGACTATTGATCACATTGTGCCAAAGAGCAAGGGCGGGCCTCATTTCGCAAAATATAACTTAGTGCCAAGTTGTCAAGCATGTAATTTACTAAAAGGAGCTGAGCCTATTTTTGAATGGTGGCGCCCACAGCGCTTCTGGACTGAGAAGCGGGAAGAAATTCTTTTGGCGTGGGTGCATCACAATAGTTTTGTTAGCGCCCACACTTCCTTGCAGGATATTGAAGCATTTGCGGAGGAGCGTGATTATTACATTCCACCGTCAAAAGAAGAAGCCCCCATTTCTGGGGGCTTTTGTTATACAGAATGGCAGGCAGCTTAGGCTTTATCTACTGGGACGGGATCAAATAGCACTTGTTTACCAGGGAGATCGTAACGAATGCCTGGCATTGGACAGAAGCCATCTTTGCAACCATTGTCAACATTGTTTTCAATGGCAGCTAGAGCTTCACGCTCTTGATCAGTTTCAAGAGCGAAGATGAGCTGACCAAGATACCACTTGGCTTTTTCTAAATCTTCTAGGCCATTTTTCTGCTCATAGCGCCAAACGTATTTCAGAATGTTGCCTTTCAGGAAGCCGCGAAAAGCTTCGGGCGTCATACTTGCTTCCATTGCCTCGATAGCTTCTAAGCCACCGCTGGCGTAATGAATGGGGCGCTCCACTGGATGGAAAGCTTCAGGGGCTTGTTCAAAAGGCATTGCCATTTTCCTCGAATGCTTGGAAGGCTTCTTTAAAGAGAGGGCGGGCCAATGTGGCCAGCGCTTGAGCGTAGCATTGGATTTCACCTTGCGCATCAGGCTTGTCGCGCAATGAGAGAAAATGCAGAAGGGCTTGCAAGCTACAGGTCCAAGTGAAGCTTGTGTAGGTGCTCATTGGCATGATTCCACGAGCCTGTTCTTTGCTCACGCCTAGCGTCAGGAGCGCCCTGTAAGCCTGCTTAGCCTGCTCTAATGCCTTGGCATATTCGATCATCGCCATTTGATTCATAGACAGCTCCAGAGGGCCAGCAGAAGCCTGTTTATTGCTGGTGCTTTGCTGCCTAAATTCACGAGGCATGTAATACGTGTCGTCGTCTGCTTCGCAATAGCGAAAGCTTTTTTCGTTCCAGCCAAGTTGATCATTGGCATAGGTGCCACCAATAACATGCTTCCACCATTGACGAGCAATAAACAGCGGAGCTTTCACTTGCCATTTCGTGACAACGCCCCTGAAGGGGCTAGTGTGCTGATGCTTCACCAAATAGTTAAGAAGCTTCTGATCTTTATCAGTCCATTCAAGAGAGGCTTGATCGAAACTTTGCCGCGCATCACAAACGATGTCAAGCGAAGTTCCCATCCAATCAATGAGCCTGACAAAGCTAATACCGTCACAGAGGGGATCAATGGCTTGAGAGAGCGAGGAAGTCATGAACCAACAGAAAAGGGCGGAGCCTCTGGAAGCCAATAATAGGCGCCAGCTTCGTTTCAGCGTGCCAAATAATGCGAGCTTTGCTTTGTCTTCCGTCTTTCACGATGGCAGCAATGGTGCCCAAGAGGCTTGTGGGCATCCATCCCGCAGCAGTGGGCTGCACATACACGACGGTTTGCCCAACTTCCCAAGTGTGGGACACTGGCGTTTTCGGGAGGGCTCTGAAGGAAGCCGTACCAAGCTTTTCGGCTTTCCTTCCATCGTCCACTGCGTAAACAAACTGCCTGCCATTTCTCTGCATCGCTAGGCTAAAGCAAACGACGGGAGCCCTATGTCAAGAATGTTTTCCATTCCAGTAGCATTAAGCTACAACGGACGCGACTACATTGCTGAGATGGGGCCTTTTGAACGGAGCATGGAAAGGGACTTTGCCCTTGTCGCCAATAAGAAGGCATTGGAAGAATGCAACGACATTGATAAGCTCAAGGAGGTGGCATGGAATATGATGCAGGGCTGGAGCAACATGCAAGATGCCACTGCTTCGCTTGTTAAGGAAAACCTTGAACTGCGTCAAGCCATGCAGATTCAGCAAATGGACTTAGAAGCAGCAGACGCTTTGCTTGGCGAAGCTGGTGAAGCCATCAAGACATTCGCAGAACAGCAGCAATCTTCTCAAGCCAGGCGATTTCTTTGGCCGTTTGGGAAGTAAGCAAAAATACTTTCCAGCCACAAAGCATGGCTAAGTTAAACTTTCGGGCGTCTCGTTCGTAGCCAGAGCCAGTAACATGACGGCCACGATTAAAAGTGCCGCCTTGTATTTCAATGAGAGAGCGAGAAGGAAGATGTGCAAAATCTGCCCTGTAACGTTTTGAGCGTTTGCTTTTGGCATAGCGCTCCTGAAAATCAGTTTCCCAAGCTTCAACGTCGCTGAATTCCCGAATCAATGAAAGGTCGGGGTAGTGAGCTTGCCAAAGCCCGAGAAACTGATCTTCGAGAGCACTCACAAGCTATACAGCAGCAAAGGCCACTTTAGCTCCTTGATCTTGGTACTTGCCATCGCCGTAAGCATTGGCCACGTCACTGTCAAGCTGGTAGAAAGTGATTTGCACTATCCCCTCATTAGCGTAGATCCTTGCTGGAAAAGCCAAGGGATTGACAATACAAATAGTGAGATAGCCAGACCAGCCAGGCTCAATTGGCGTAACGTTAATGATTGTGCCTTGACGAGCATACGTTGACTTCCCATCCGTAATGCCCATCACATTGTTAGGCATCGAGATGCGTTCAAGGCTAACGCCAAGAGCGTATGAAAACGGAGGAAGTACAAAGAACGTGCTGCCATTTTCTTGACGAGGCTGCTGCTCTTCCATTAGCTCCGTATCAAAGCTCTTCACGTCAAGAGGAAAGTCTTTGCTCACGCTGTTATCAATGACCATGAAGCCTTCAGGAGAAAGGCGCAGGTCATAGCCAGCATGAGACAGGCCATAAGACAATGCTTTCGTACCATTGTCTAGTTCACGACGCTTCTCTCCAGTGAAAGGAAAGATGATGTCGTTTTCAGCGAGAATGCTAATTTGCTTGTCGTTGAGAAGCATGAAAGAAAAGGGGCGTTGCCGCCCCCAAGAAACAACGATGGAAGAAGGCGTCAGAACAAATCGTCGCTAGACGAAGATGAAGCCATTGCGGCTTCGCCGTTTTGCCAGAAGGAAGAATAAGCCTTAGGGCTATTCTCCATCTTGTTGACAGTCACTTGCCCTTTGAAATGAGGGGCAGTGTCCTTATCACGCTTGTCGTTGTTCCACAGTGCCACGCGGAAGCTGTAGTTTCCTTGTGCATTGGGACCAGCCTTTTTGGCTGCATTCAGAATGTCGGGGGTGAGATCGACAGTACCGCTGAAAACGGGAAGATTGCCAGAGGGCATGTAGTGTTCCTCAGAAGGAGAGTGGTCGGCCCTGGAGGGGCTCTAGAAGCATAGCTGGTGCAGACGAGGAGTCAAGCTCCCCTATCCATAGAAATGGTTAAGGGGCGTCCACCTGGATAGTGCTCAAGAAAATACTGCTGCGTTTTCTGGGCCATGATACCCGCCTGCATGGCAAGATCAGTGCCATCAAGGCTCACAATTTGAGCCTCTTGCCCTTCGCCAGTATCAGGGTCGTAAATGGCAATAGCGCAATGCGCCTCGTTGATTTCAATGCCGTACATTTGCTCAATGGCTTGGGAATAGGCCCCGAGCTGCATGCGGTAGTCACCTAGCTGCGTGTCAGGCTTTTGCTTGTAGCTTGTCTTCCAATCGAGCAAGGCGATATTGCCGTTGCCCATGGTGGCAAGCATGTCAAACGTGCCTGAGTAGCCAGTTTCAGTGGAGGGGCAATACCAAGCAATGGCGCTTTCCACTAAAAGGGGGCTAGCCACACCAGTGAGGAAGTTGGCAATGCTGTCGAAATAAGGAACGAACAATGGATGGGAATCGAGGTGACAGTTGATGTCCTCGCCGTTCCAGAAATCCTCTAGCACACCATGGAGCCAATTGCCACGTTCTACGGCAGAGCGTGTACGACGATTGGCCTCCTCATTGCCTACTTTCTTCCTCCAGTTCATGAGCGCTGCAATCTTGCCAGGCGGCGAACACGCGCTCGCAATAGTTGTCACAGAGGGCAAAACAATGCCTTCTGGGGCATTTGGAAAACCGTTCAAAACGTAATTCCGCTTGCCGTTGAGCTGTATCCGATTGGGTTCGTAGCGGACGAGAGAAGGCATCGAAAGGGCGTCGAGACATAGATCGTAACAGGGCATTATTTGCGCTTACGCTTGACTGTTATACAAGCCAATACGCATGCTTCGTAAGAAATCCAAGCATGATGTAATGATGCATTAAATACAAACATATCTCCTAGTTGTAAAGGCAGTTCTCCGTGTTTTGTGATTAGCGCATGACGTGATCCCACGCAGCGATCTTTGCTTTTAGATTGTGCAACTAATGTCGCGACTAAAATTCCACAACCATCATCCTTGTGCCAACTTACTGATTGATTGACAAAAGTAAAGTCAAAAGATGAGTAATGGAGGCGCTTTTGGGGACTAAAGCCAGTAGACGCTAAAGCGTTAACAAAAAATGGAAAGTCCCATTCTTTGGGAGAAGCTCCAAACCCCTCTACATCACCAAGTTCGTAGCGACTCTTGAAACGATTAAACGATTCACGCGGCACCAACCATTTTTTGTTGAATTGGGGACCACCACCAAATGAGGCAATGATAAAGGGTTTCATTTTTCATTCATGTCCCAGAAATAGTCGCAGCCCTCTTCTGTATAAGGCGGCGTTGCAAGGTAAGTTTGCCAAATGCCAGAGGGCGCCATATAACGCCAACAGTCCTCCTTGACAGGGCACTCGTCGCCCTTACACATTGCATGATCAGCCATGAGAATAGTGCGTGCAGTTTGACGAAGAAAAGCGCGATCAGTGAAAGGATGTTCAGCGATAGCGAGCAGAATTGCAGCAATACGTCGATCACTGCCAAGCGTATCTTCAGGAAAGCTCCAGAATGCTTCATGGCAGGCATCAATCAGCGTTCGTCTGTTTGTCAGCATCTTTCACCAAGTCTGCAAATTCTTCTGCCTGTGCATTAAAAGCATCAACAATGAGAGAGCGTGAATAGCCACATCCCATTAAATAACAAGCAAAGTCCTCGACAACTTC